CAGCCATATCTAACTCCTTTTTTTAATTTTATATTTGCTATAACTCCTAGTGCATAGCATACACTTTCGCCAATACGACTTATAACTTTCACAACTTTGTTATTCTCGCCATGTTTACCTTTAGATAAATCAAATGCCATTTGCCTTGCCCATCCTAATGCTAGTGGCTTGGCTATCTTATATACAATTCCTCTAGCTCTAAGTTTTGTAGCTACATATTTACCCCACACACAATATCCACGATATACATTTGGGTCAACTCTCTTTCCATATATCTGATCATATTTGTATATAGATTTTTTCATATCACCCATTTCATAAAGAGCAGTACAAATATATGTTCCTCCTCCACCACCAGTTCCAGAACTTTGTGCATCGTCAGCATAACCAGTATTGCTAACACTTACACCAGTAGAACCAGTTGATTCATCGTCATCTGTATTTACTCCTTCTGTTGGTGAAAAATTAGTAATGCCACTATAACTTCCACCTTTACCACCACCAAGACCACTAACCCCTTGACTAATTCCTTGACCAATAGCATCAGCTTGTGCAGTTGTGTATGTATTTGGGTTTGTGCTAAAACCAAATTGATCTACACCTTTTGATGGTGCTTCCATAGCATTAACTGTTCCTGTAGTTGGACTGCTTTTACCAAAACTAGCTAAACCTTGTATGGACACAGTATTTGGCGTATAGCCTGCCATTGGGTTAAGTCCAACATTATAAGCAGTTAACTTTCCTTGTTGCATACCAAAATTTTGAGCTTCTCTTGTAGAGACTTTCCCATCTTTGTTAGTATCTGCCATGCTTCTAGCAGTATCCATAGCTGGATTAGTTACCATTCCTGTGACTGTATCAATAAATCCTCTGTTCATTCCTAATGCTGATTGAGCTGCTTTCTCTGCACTATATCTTCCATATGCATCAATAGCTGTGTTAGCAAGACCAACTGGACTAGCAGACAATCCTGCCATTCCTAATGCATAACCAGGTACACTACCTTTACTAACGCCAATACCACCTAATGAACCAATAGGATTAGACATATCAAACCCTTTGGACAAACTACCAAATTGATCTTGAGTTAAACTACCAAGTGCTCCATCTCCTCTTGCCATAACTACCTCTTATGTATTTGGTGCGTTGTCAGGTCTTAACATATCATTAGGATTAAATGTTCTATCTCTTCCCATAGGCATTTGTCTTTGCATTAAGTCTTCTGGTCTAGGCATAGGCATTGGCATTGGAGCTTGATTTCCTGCAGGAACTCCACTTAATGCACCCATTCCTGGATCTTGCGTAGGAACACCAAACTCTTGTGGTCTTACTTCCATTGCTTTTTCTCTACCTATAGCTTCCATTGCTTCTTGTGGACTTAAACCCATGTCAATTAACATACGAACTTTGTCTACGTCACTTAAATCGGCTGCAGCCATTTCACTATTCATGCCCATATCCATATTAGCAGGAATATTTTCTCTAGCCATTTCGCCTTCCATTCCCATGTTTGGGTCTGTTAAGATATTTTGTAACTCTTGTTGACTCATAGGTGGAATATTTAAATTTCTTAGATTTGGGTCTTGCGTACCTATATCTGATTGCATTTCTGAAACTGTCAATGCTGCACCAGTTCTTGACCTCATAGGAAGGTCTGGTCTTTGTGGTGGGATATTAACTGGATTACCAGTCACTGAATCTATATATTCCCCACTAGGTGTTATTACGATTGGCATTGTTAATCTCCTGTTGTTGTTTAATTAGGCTTTTTTCTCTTTCTATTTGCAGTTCTAATTGTAGCTTCTGCACCTTTGCTTGTAAATCAGCTTGTAGCTTTGCTTGCTCTATTTGTAAGTCTTGTTTTGCTTCAGCTTGGTTAATAGCAAGTTTCTGTTGTGCTTTAGCTTGATCTGCTTGTATTTGTACTTCTGTTCTAGCTTTAAGTGCTTCTGCTTCTAACGCTGCCAATTGTTGTGCATATTGTAATTGAGGGTTTTGTTGCTCTTGGCTCTGTTGTTGTTGTTGCATCATTTTAGCTAGTGGTGCAATTGCATCCATTTGTGGTGACTTGGCTACAACTTCTGCGGCTCTTTGACTTATCATCATGTCTAATTGTGGATCAATATCCTCAAACTTAAACTTAGGATCACGCAGATTTGGTAACATAGGCAATGCCATACCAATTCCAGCTTCCATCTTTTGACGATATAACAACGCAATATGTTCTGCTATATGTGCAATTAACATAGGTTGCATCGCTGCAGCTCCAGGATTGCCAGCAAGTGATGGGTCTTGTATAAATTGTAAATGAACTGCTATATGACTTTCGTGATCTTGTTCAGGGAACGCCCTAATAGACTTACCATACATCAACGACATATTCTCTGATACTGGATCAATTCGTGCTGCTTCGTCTGGTTTCTTGAGTATCTCATCTATGTTAGTAATTCGTATAGCTTCATACATTCTTTTATATGCTGCATACTGATCATGTAGTTGTGGTGCTGTTTGTGCCATTTGAAGCACAGCTTGTGCTTGAGCAATCCTTTGTGATGTACTAAATATATTAGGATCACTTACTGGTATTACATCTATTCTATCATCAAAGTCTTTTGCATAAACTGTCTGACCAACACCACCCATAGAAAACTCGAAAGATTCGGGTAAGTATTCTGCGTTTAATTTTCCTAATAATTTAAATTCTTGACCTTGTGAATAGTGTAGTCTTTTGTGAATAGCACTAAACGCTTTACTACCTTGCTCTATTAACGCAACAGTAGAACCAACAGGTGCATTAGGATTTACATCACCAACATTTAAATCAGCAGTAGAAGCAAAACGTCTACCAGCATCAACAATAGAGTTCATTAAATTAAACAAAGTTCCAGATGGCTCTTTGAATGGTAAAGGCATAATAGCTTTGTTTACATCATCTACAGTAGCATCAAGGTCAGCAAACTCACCTGGATTGATTTGCATCTCACCACCAGTAACTCTACCTTTTAATTTAAAACCACCTTGCATATTTGCAAATGCTGCAGAATCTAACAATGCTCTTAGTGATCCTGTTGCCGCTTTACCTAAACCACCTATCATATGGAATAGACCAAAACCATAGAAACCAGTACCAGGCAAGAACTTATAACTTACAAACCAATCACGCCTTTTTTGTAATTCGTCTTCTTCGTTCCAGTTTCTTCTTACACTAACTATATTCTCTGCATCATAATCAATTGTAATTACATAAGGTAACGCCACAATGTTATCATCATCATCTTCACCACCACCATCAATTCCATCTAATGTTTGATAAGCGTGCACTTCTAAGAGTGTCATCATCTCATCTTCACTATCCCCATAAGGATCAACGCCTTCTATCTCACTACCAATATCACCACTTGGATCAATATCATCTCCAGTGTATTTGCTTGGTAAATAATATCCTGCCTTTACATACTTGTTAAAGTCGTTCTTAGGCATACGAATGACATGGGTGTATCTATTAGATGTGTATAAGTCTTTACTTTCTGGTGATACTACAAAATCTTCTGCTTTGACAAATTGTGAGCATTGTCTTTCTAAATTAGCATCCCACCAAACTTTTTTAAATGTGTGACCTATTAATGGTAGTTGAAATAACATTTGGTCAAGGTCTGGAAAGTATTCTGGCATCTCTTGAGTAATCTGATAATTCATATAATCTTTTACTCGTTTGGCTTGCTCTTCCATCTCTTCACTAGGTTCACCAACTATAACAGTCTTAACTGGACCTCCACTTGGATATAATTCTGCAATAGCTCTAGCGTTAAATTGAGTTGCTGCTTCTGCAATCATAGGATGTACTACGTTACTAAGTCCTCTAGATGCTCTTTGGTTTTCTTCTTCTTCTTGACCACCATGAGGATCAAGAGTTTCTAAACCTTGCTTGTATCTTGATTCCCATTCAGACCTTGCTTCTTTATCTGACTCATAGCTTTTAATTAATTCACTAGCTATTCTTGTTATATCGCTTGCATCTATTTGTTCTGCAAGATTTTCATCAAAGTCATCTTTATCTTCTTCTACAATATCTAATGCAGGATCACCTATAAGAACTTCACCATTGCTAATTTCTTCAACTTGAAAATCGTCAGAAGGCATAGCATCTGCAAATGGAATTACTTTAGGTTCTCTAGCCATACATTGTTATCCTTCTCTCTTGCATCTGATCATCGTCATCATAATCAGTAGAATGTGTAATAAACCAACCTTTTCTTAATCTTAGCCAAGCCTGTGTACAAGTGTCAACTATATCATCATTATCACCAGTTGGGAAGGCAGAACATATATCAATTAAATTTTTTGCCCATTTTTTTCCTTTTGGATAAAATATTCTGCCATCTTCTAATAATGCAGAACTACTATGTGCCCTAGCTATTTTATCTCTATCAGGTGAATAAGCTAACACAGGTATCCCACCCATTCGTAAATCTTGTAGTAAACTTTGTCCACTTGCCTTCTTCTCTATAAGAACTGTATCTGGTTGCCATTCATCATATGCTTCTTGTGCAAGTTTCCTTAACTCTGGGTATGACACTCTATCGTACCACATTTCTATAACGATTGCATTAACTTGACCATTTTGTCTAAATATTCCCCATGTAGTTCTTGCACTATAACTACTTGTTTCTTTTGTGCTAAAGGCTGTATCGTAACTTTGTACTAAGTATTCTATCTCTGGTAAATCATCTTTTTCCCACGGCACCCACCACTCAGCTTTTAATATGCCACCACCTTTGGGCATTGGTCTTTGTTGCAATTGACCCGCACTTGCGTATGAACCCAAAC